GATAGGGTTTCATATATGGATTTTTTTGTGATTCGTTAGTAAATGGTGATGTTAAAGATACAGCAGTACCCTCAGAATTATATGTGTTTATGGGTTCGTTAGGTGAACTCTCACCATAATTTTTTAAATAATTATGATTTCCTATCTCATAAATTTGTCGAGTAAAAGGTATTTGGTCTCTTTTTGCACCTCTGATAAGATACCCCGTAACTTTTCCTGTTTTTTCATCTTTTAATTCTTTGACACTTGTCATATCAACTGTTGTACCAAGTTGATTAGCTTTTTCTTCTCTTAAATTTTCTAAAGCTAGTTTTATGTCATCTTCATCACCAACATTAAGGTCTTCAAGTGTAACTTTAGTACCAGTTTCATCATTTTCTACATCAGCTGATTCAATTATTTTTATAGATGTCCACATTCTGACAAATGGTAATCTACTAGCATAATCATAATTAGATACAGCTATTTTTCTTCCCTCCAATGATTCATTGGGTTCTAAATTTATCGTTTCACCTTGTCTAGCTTTTAACTTATTTGCAACCTCTTCTGCTATTGGTGTACCAAAAATTCTTTTATTGACTGCCATTTTAGAAACCCTCAGCGTCTTGTGTAGTGGCTGGTATTCTCAATGATGTTCCTGCAGGTATGTTGTTTGTGGTTAGATTATTAACTCTAGCGATAAACCACCACAATGTAGAGTCACCATAAAACCTGTTCGCTAAATTATCACATCTATCACCTTCAGTTGCGATAAAATAACTATCAGTATTTTTTTCCTCTACTTTATTATAAATGGTTGTTTCATAATATTTTTTTTTATTTTTTTTATTTATTGTTGAGTATTTATATCTTGACATTTTTAATCTCCAACATATCCATAAAATTTAGTTTTAAGGTTTGGTACTTCTGAGTGTATTACTTGATAACTAATTGTTGCTATTATAAACTTTGGAACTCTCTTTTCACTCTCCGTTTCAAATGGTGAAGTTTGGTCTACGGAATAAGATAATGTTTTTATATATCCCAATAATTCTGACTTACTATTTCCATAAAGTTCTCCTATTCTTAGTTTTGTCAAAGGTGGTTTCATTCTATTTCCAAAATTAACTTGTTTAGCTTCTGCAGCTAAAGGAGGAGTTGCAGGAGCCTCAAATTTATCCTCAAAGTACTCAGGATAACACATTGATGTTAATCTATTCATTTTTTTATAAATCATTTTTAATTCATCTTTTGTTTGAGCGAATAATTTTAATGTAAAATTTAGGTCTCTTTCTGTTTGATTATAAGTATAAACAGGTTCACTTCTTCCAATATATGAAGTTGGATTGTAATTTGGTGAAACATTTTCTGATATACCCTCTAAATAAGCTCTAAAATGAACATATGCACCATCTCTCATATCTTTGAAATAAAATGGCATTCCGTTTTCTGTACCTTCAATTACAGTATTCTCCTTATCAGAATATGCTTTTTCTAATGTATCTTCGTATTGTGGTCTAGCTAATCTATCTGAAAGGTCATCATTTTCAACACCAAAACCTAATATTGTTTGTTTATCACCAACAACGCCTGTTTCTGAATCCCCATCAGTAAAAGTACGATTTAATTCTTTTAAACCTAAATCAGTTGGATAAGATAGACTTGTAGGAAAACCTGATTCATCCTTGGCCCCATCAGCATATTTATTAGCACTACTTGGATTCCTATCTGTTGTTGGTAAATCAGACTCAAAAAGACCTTTTGGAGAAAATTGCCCATCAATCGATCTTCCAAAATTAAGAATATGGACTAATTGTGAACCTTCGTCATACATTTCAGTTTGATATTTTGGATAAGGAGCATCAAATACATCACCAAAAGCTTCTAAACCTGGTATTGAACTTATCAAACCAGCAAGACCTGGTTCAGTTCTACCAATTTTACCTGCAGGTCCTCCACCAGCTCTACCAAATGTAGCGATTAAAGATGATAATGGATTATAAAATGATTTATATACTAAATTATGTTTTGCTCCAAAGTCTCTATATCCAGCACCATCTAATTGAGTTCTATTAAAATCTTGCGTAATTGGAACTTGTTGTAAAGATAATGCGTTTTGCTATAAACAATAAACCATCAGGTGAGGTTAAATATTTAGCCACTCTTACAGTATCGGTTAACATTCTCTCAATTGGTAAACCTCTACCCCCAAAGTTTGAATTTATTCTTCTACCACCTTTACCAATACTACTAACAATATATGGTTCTTTTCCAGTGTTTCTTAAAAATTCAGTAATATCTCCATCTAAAAATGGAACTTGTCCTATAAGTTTTCCAACCGCACTAATTACTGATGTTCTTGATGAACCTGCAAATCCAAATCTACCATCTTCAGGATTTCTTATATTTAAATTATCTCTACTTGCATTTGGATAATTTATTGGTATTAAACCTTTATGAGATGGATTGTCTTTTGGTGAGTGATTTGAATCATATAATGATTCCCAACTCATACCTTGAATTGGTGATTCTCCTATTAATTCATTTAATGTAGGTGTGGTGAATTGTGTAAACTTTGTATCATTTACATTTTTTATTGAATTTGATGAAAATTGTTCAATGCTATCATTTAAACTATCTTGAAATATACTTCTTAAATTTTCTAAACCCATTTCAATCTCCTAAGCCATTTCACCAACACTATCACCAACTGATGTACCCATAGCTCTTGCTAATGCAGGTTTTGGACCTGATAAAGCACCTTCTAACACAGCAGCGACTCTTTCAAGTTTATCATTTGTTTGATTTTGTTTACTTTCTAATTTTGATGTATCAGTTCCTCCACCTCCTGCGCCAGCAATATTTGGCGCCATCAATACTTCGTCTCTGATACTACCTTCATATCGTTGTCCTTGTGGTGTAGTAACAATTGGCCCTCCATTAGCTCCCATATGCATATCACCTACTGATTTAGCAGATGCCATTGACATCATCATAGCTCCAACAGCAGCAGCTGCTATAGCGACTAATGCTAAAGTTCCAAATCCAAGTGTCACAGCAGAACCTGACGCAGACGCATTGAAGAATTTAGCGATAGCATTTGCTACATTAGCAGCTGTACTTTTTTTCGTCATAGCTGTTGATTTTGCTGCAGCTCCTGCAGATACATTATCAGCAGCAGCGCCTTTATATTTAGCTATCGTATTCATTACTAAAGCTGCAGTGGAACTATACAACATCCCAAGTAATATAGATAACTGAGCAATTCCACCTTTTTCAGTTGCTTGTTTTGCTATCTCTGCTACAGTGTTTCCTTTTTTCAAACTTGTATTCAAACCTAATTGAAAATTTTCAACAACTGAAAGTCCCATAAATGCTTTCTTAATATTCATACTTCTTAAATTAGCTAACATACTTGATTCGGTTGCTAATCTGTTCATTATTAGTTTTGCTGTTAAAACAGTAAAGTATCCAATCATTAAAGGCATTAAACCACCAACTTTTTCTAAACCTTTTGCTAACAATCCAACAGCTTGAACCACTAAATTAACAGCTGGTCCGACTGTCTCAGCTAATTGCATTCCCATCACTTTTAAATCTTTAATCAGTCCTGCAGTTGCAGTGATTGCTTTATCTGAAACTATTTCATCAATATTTTGTTTTGCTAATTCACCTTGTAAACTAACTGCGTCTTTTTCTGCACTAACTAATTTTTGTAATTCTGAATTTTGTAATCCAACCGCATCTGCTAAAGCCTGTCTTTGAAGAGCATTCATTTCATTAAATTCAGCTTCACTACCAACTTGTTTTAATATTTCAGATTGAACTCCTTCCAAATCACCAGCTAATGCTAACTCTCTAGCTTTTTGTAAATTTAATTGTCTTCCAATTAGTGTTGAGGCTTCAATCTCTTTTGTTAATGAGTCTTGGAAATTTAATAAACTATCTGCAGTTTTAGCAACTTCTGTAAGACTTATTCCAAGTTTTCTAGCTTGAATAGCTGCTCTTAATATGTTCTTCCCACCATCTTTTGAAAATTGAGCAAATTGTTCAGTATTTGCTGCCACATCAGCTAATACTTTATCAGGTGCGACATCATTAGCTTTTGCTAATGCTTGTGTTGAACGAATTAATTCATTAGCTTGTTCGCCTGTTAATCCTTGTGTTTGAGTAAAGACTCCAATTAATTTTCCTGCATCATCTAAAGTCATTCCTGTAGCTTTTGCAGTTTCAGCTGCTATTTTTGATAACTTACTAGCTTCTGTTACACTCAATCCAAAGTTATTAGCTAAATCTGATATTGCCTTATTTGATTCTGCTCCTGAAAATCCGAGTTTTTTAGCTTCTTTATTAGCTTTTGATAAATCTTTTCTAAAATCCGTTACTCCAATGGCACCAAATTGATTTGCTATAGCTTCTGTTTGTGAATTAAATGCTAATAATAAAGCTATTGCTGCTGTTAATGGGTTTGTTATAAAACCTTTTATCTTACCACCCATACCATCCAAAACCTTATCCGCCGAAGTCATTCCTGCTTCTTGAGCTTTGGCTATATTTGATTGTGTTTGTAATCTGGATTGTTCAATTTTAAGTAGTTGTTTGTCCTTTTGGATTTCACGGATTAATTGCTTTCCTTTTTCTTTATTACCACCTGTATATCTTCTTTGTATTTTTAATATTTCTAAATCAAGTTTTCTTTGTTCTGCTTTAGTAGATTCTAAAGTAAATTCTTCATTTGCAATTTTACCAATTAAATCTTTTCTTCTTTTTAATTGGGCTAAATTCATTTTACCTTTTTTAGCAGCTTCGATAGATATATCTAAAGCGTCACCAAGATTTTTATTTGTTTTAATTTGAGCCTTAGATAATCCCTCTGTGTTTTTTTGTAAAATATACCCTAAGTCTGATATTTCCTTAACATCTTCCTTAGCTTTAGCAACCTCTTTTCGCCAAGCTGCTACTTCTTGAACATTAAATTTTTCGTGTTCAGCCATTAATCATTCCTTACTGAAAGTCACTTACTTTAAATTTTTGAAATTTTGGTTTTTTTATACCATAATCTTTTGCAAACATATCAGCTAAATCATCCCAATTTTTGTTCAATTGATTTATACTTTTCTTAACTTTTTTATCATTTTTTGCTTTTTTAACTTTATCGGGACTAAGTTTAAAGATAGATTTTAGTTTGGAAAAAAATCCTTCAGCGATTATATTTTCTTTATTCATATATGATTTTTTCTTTGACATAATACTCTCCTATTTTAGATGTATCTATTCATATATAAATATCAAAATTGTGAAAAATTATCTTTTAAATCTTGGATTGATTGCAGGTCTTGATATTGAGTTGTTTTTTTGTTGAGCTTTCTTTATCTCTTCGTTTTCTTTTTGGCGAGTATCTGTTAACTTTTTATAATAAAAGTTCCTTAAATATATAGGCATGGCATATATATCTGAATGTATAAAACCTTGCCCGTAATACATTAGTTGAAATATTTGTTCGTGAATTTTTGGTTTATCTTCAGGCGTTAGGCCAAAAAAAGTTTACCGTCATTGGTATATCTACCTTGACGGTGTCTCCTTCTACTTCTATTTCTTGAACTAACTCAATATCAGGTGAAACTCTTTGTATTTCTTCTCTTAAAAACATTGAATCTCTAGCTAACATATTAATCGCAGTTTCATTTATAGCTGATTGAGAACTGTCACCATCAACTTCTTTTATCAAATATCTTAGTCTTGTGGTTAATTCAGGAGCTACAGTACCAAGTTTTTTAGACGCCTGTAAATCTTTTTCAATTAGTGCTTCGTCTTTACCTGTAAGTATACTGAATTTAATTTTCTTTTTTGATATTGGAAGTGTTATTTCAAATAAATTTTCCTTAACATCTTTTGGTAGTTTTTTAAATGGACAATCAGCTAAATTAAATGTATGACTTAGTATATCACCTGTTTTAGGGTCTGTAACTTGACAACTATACTCTGGTCCATATGCTAATACTCTAGCTGCAACCATAACAGCATTTTTATCACCTATTAATAAACCATCTGATTTAATTCCTTCAGTTAAAATTAAAGAATCTAATAATCTATCAATCACTACACCTTTTTTAATTAAGTTAGTAGATGTTAAAATATCTTCTTCCTTAGCTGTCATATATTTTATTTCTATTTTTCCATTAGAACAAGGATGTCCTTCTGGATATAACTTACCCTCACTTGGTAAATCAATTACTTCACTTGGGAACTTGTGTTCTGCCATTTTATACCTCCAATGCTCGTCTAAACCACCCTAACCAAAATTTCTCTTGATTTGGTTTATCGATAACTATGTTTGCGAATCTTAAAACTCTGTATGCTCTTACTCTATCTAATGAGATGTTTTGGATTGACTTTAAAGTCATAGGTCCTAAACCACCATCTACCGCAATTTTGTTTTTGTTTTTAGAATTAGCAGCTTCTTGTAAAACCTTAACAGCTCCACTTCTACCAAAATTAACACACATATCAAAATAAATATGTCTTAATTGTGGGGGAACATCATCACACTTACCTCGTCTCCAATAGTCCGTATGATAGATTTTTTTAGCTTGTTCTTTGGTAAGATTTTTAATGTCTACAGATGGATACCATCTTTTGGCAATTCCATACTTGGTTTCACCACCAGCATCATCTGGATCATTTACATAACCACCTTCGTGTTCTAAAACCACTTCTATTATTTCGTCAAATGTTGTTTTCATTTTTAACATCTCCATATATAAATATATATAAAATAAAAAAACCCTCGATTTTATTTCAAGGGTTTTTTCATATATTAGTTTAAGTATTTATTAGAATTTAAGTATTGCGTAATCATATCTAAGTGTTAAACTGATTTCAACAGGATCTGATGAATCAAACGCTAAGTCACCAAAATTAGCACTTTGAATAAATGCTCCTTTTAATTCCCATTCCTCAACCACAGCACCTACTGGGTCTAAAACATTAAATGTTATGTTTTTCTTATAAAAATCAGAGTATCCATCTCTACCAGTAACTGATTCGTGATGTAATCTAATCCACTCAATCACTTGTTGTGAAGCACTTGGTACGATTGGGTCGTATAAAGTAATTTCTAATGGTTGCCACCTTGACTTACCTTTAACATATCTTGTCACATTCATATGTTCTAAGATTACTTCATCCGAGTCAAGTTGTGGACGATTCATAGTTTTAATTAAATATGCATTAATACCTTCAATCTGCATAATAAATCTGTTTTTGAGCTTTGGCTCAAAGGGGGTAAACATAATATCTTGTGGTTCTAATAATTCAGCCATTTATATTCTCCTATTAAATACTTAAACCTTTACTTTCATATATAAATATCAATAAATATAAAAAAAAGGGATTTATAATTAAATAAATCCCTTTAATTTAGTTATTTTTAACTAACTATTACTCTGGAAAAGAAGCACCAGTAGGTTGTATTGTAAAGTCTAATACAATAAACTCAGCAGTTCTTGTAGGTTGTAAGAATAATTGTCCAATTAATTGATTTCTATCAATTGTATCAGGTGTATTATTCGTTTCATCCATCACTACTCTAAATGCACTTAAACCACTTTGAGCTTGAACTTGTTCTAAGAATGGATTAACAATTCCTAAGAATCTTCTTCTTGTAGCTGCTGTGTTCTC